AGCAATGGCTGTTGAACCCGAGTTCCCTTCGCGGCCAAGACAAGATGGTTCAACAGAAAGTCATCCAGTGGGCCGCTGATGACTACGGAATCACTCCCGACGATGTGGTCAGCGGTAGGGCGGCGCAGAAATTCGACCTTGCTGCTGCCAATACTGCTGGCCATAGGTATGGTTCTATGATTTCTGTCGAGGAAACCATGCCGGGTCTGATCAAGTTGGCCAAGGAAGCTTCTGCCGCTGTTCCGAGATCCTCTTTCGTCCCATTCAATCAATTGATGCAGATGGGCCAAGAAAGCATCTCCGACCCGAACCTCAAAAAGCTCAGGGTTGCCAACCAGTCTATCGCCAACGAATTCCAACAGGTCATTTCGCGAGGCGGCGCTAACGTAACTTCCCTGAACCACGCCATGGAACTGCTGAAAGTGGCTGATTCTGCTGAAGCATATGCTTCTGCCCTTGATCAAGTCCAGAAGGAAGTTGAAATCAATCTGGAAGGTTCCGAGAGGGCTCGCAAGAAGTTGGGCGGCAAGGAAAACAAGTTCGTCGAAAGGGGGATAGCGCCAACAGCGACACCCTCACCGGCAGCCACTTCCTCGTCGCCCTCTAGTTTCCCCAAGGTATCCGGGGAGACGCAGGCCGGAAGGGATACTGACCGAGTTTCCATTCTGAAACAAGAAATGGCTCAGGCTCAGGCCGCACTGGCTCAGGCTCAGGCCTCCGGTGACACCCAGAAATCTAATGAGGCTCGTCGGAACATAGACGCCCTCAAGAAAGAATTGGGCATCAAAGCCGACGCCCCGGAATCGAAGAAACTTACCGACGCTGAACTAAAAGCCAAATACGGGATAAAGTAATGGCCGACGAATCGCAGTGGTTGGATGCAATAAGGACGGCCCACGAGAGCGGCGATTTCGAGGGAGCGCAGCGGCTGGCCGATTTACATAAGCAGGAGATGTCTCACGACTCTTCTGAATACTCTCCGCCTAAACCCAAGACTCCAGACACTATCAGAAGTTTAGCAAAGGAAGCTGGCAAGGACGCCCCTTCTATGGCCAAGGCCGTTGCCGGTGCGGTGACCGAAACTCCGCTTTCCATGGCCACCAGTATTGCCGCCCAGCCTGTTGCTGGTATTGCCGGGCTGGCCCGAACCGGATACGGCCTCGTCGCCGGAGAAGATTTCGACGAAGCAACCAGAAAGGGGGCCGAAACCGTAAAAGGCACTCAGTCGGCCCTCACCTATTCCCCGAAGACTGTTGGCGGAAAGCTTACCTCAGAGCTTCTGGCCCCGGTCATGGAAGCCCCCAAAAAAGCCGGGGGTTACGTGGGCGGCGCTATTGGCGAGGCGGTCAATGGCGAGAAGGGCCGCATTGCTGGCGAATCCATCGGGGAAGGCGTGGTTGATGCTGGAATGTCTCTGGCCGGGTTTAAAGGCGGTCGCGTGGCGGCAGCCAAGGCAGGTGACCTTGCCTCCAGCGGAGTCGCCAGAGTGCTGCCGAAGATTTCTGCCGAAGACGCTGCCATAGCCCAGAAGGGCATGGAAATGGGGGTCACACCCAACCTTCACGACATATATCACAGTGAAGGTGTGAAGACTGTCGGGGAAATCTTGAATTCTGTCCCCGTCGCCAGTACCAAGAAGGCCAACAAAGTTGCTTTGAACAAAACGATGATCGACGCTATTGGCGGCGACGTATCAAAGGACCTATTGACCCGCGACGTATGGAATAAGGCCAGATTGACCAGCGGCAAGAAGATTGGCGACGCTTTTAGCGGCACTGATATGCCGTTCGAAGCCATTGCCCCGGTAATCGCCGACATCACAGACAACATGAGGGGTTCCACGAAAGACGTTCGCCGGACCGTCAAGCAAGTGACGGACGATTTGGAACGCATCGCCAAAGACAATGATGGGGTCATTTCCGGGGACGATCTGAAGGATTTCAATTCTTCTCTGTCGGGTAAGATGCGGAACGCCAAGGCTAACCCAGCCACTGTTCAAGCGCTAGATCACTTGTTGGACTTGCGGGACGGTATTCTTGATCATGTTCGGGAAACCCTAACTGACACTGGACGGGCTGAGTTCGATCAGGCCCGGAAGCAATACGCCATCGCCCAGACACTGAAACCGTTAGTGGCCAAGTCAGAACGTTCCGGGATCGACCCCGATGCCATCAGGGGGCTGATTACCGCTACTTCTCAGGGCAAAGATCTTGTGGCCACCGGTAAAGCCGGTGTTCTAGGCGACATTGCCGACGTTTCAGGCCAATTGGCCTCCGACACCAACACTGCTTTCAGGGCGCTTGGCAAATTGGCTACTGCCGGGAAAGTCGGCGCGGCTGGTGCTGTTGCTTCTGTCAGCCCTACCGCTGCGGGCATAGGTGCCGGTGTTGCTGGGCTGTACAACAAGTTGGGCCCGTCTGTCGCCAGAAAGGTAATAGAGAGATCGTTACCAGAAAAGACCGCCGCCTCGGCCCCGATACCTGCCGAGCCGCCGAAAGCCCAGCCCCGCGCAGCCGAAATGCCTCCGGATGCCACCCCCACTGCCCCCGAACCGGACGCTATCGAGGTCCGCAGACACACTCCGGAAATGCCGAGAATGGGCACGATTTCCCTTCGGGACGGCATTCCCGGTAGCTCGGTCTTGCCGCCAGTCGGCCCCAGCAAACAGGTGCATATCCCGGAAAAGTCCTCCCCAAAGATTGACAGCGAAGCGGCGTTGAAAAAGGCTTTCGCCTCGGGTAAGTTAAAAGTGGGCGACATATTCTTGGGACCGGACGGCATCCCTCGCAAGCTGACCAAGGAGCCTAAATAATGGACTGGTTGGACGCCGTGTCCCAAGTTATTCCCAAGGGGCACCCCCAAGAAAGAATGGTTCGGGACAGCCGGTTGTCGAATTCAGTGGCGTCTAGGAATACAGATGGTTATAAGCTACCGGATGCTCGAACCGACAAAGAAGAAGGGCTGGAGTATGTTCCCACCCCTTTGGAGATCGCCAGCCCTCGGCAATGGTCCGGAGCCGCGAGAATGGCCGGAAAAGCGGCAATGTCTTTACTTGAAGAGGGGCTGGCCCCTAAAGTGGGCAGAGCCGCCCAAGAGGGAGCGGTTAAAATTCTGGTAGACGACAGCAGGAACGCCGGGTCGGTTCCCTTACAGGATCAAGCAAAAAGAATGTTGCGCAGGGATTTGACCGAGGATGAAATTAAGAGGATGGATAGGGCGTCCGAGCAAGGATATAATTTAGTCGGGTGGCATTATGGGGACTTTAGCAAAGATCTCCCCAACAAATTCAATAAGACCGGAGAAAAAGCGGCTTTTCACATAGACCCTACTCCCAACTCCGGACAGGCTATTCATAGGAAATCCTTCTATGAGGCTAATTATGGCCGTGACGGGGAAGACATCAAGTTGGTGGTGGCTAGAGTGAATAATCCGGCCAGAGTTACCGACACTAAAATAAATAACCTCGGTAGGGGACAAAAAGGTAAATTGCAAGAATCGGGAAGCACAGGGGCTTTATATCCCAACGATGTGGAGATGTCGTCGAAAGGGAAAGATTCCGCCGACCTTAATAGGCCAAGAGATTTCTTCATAAGCCACATCCCGGCGTCTGGTGCTTTTCAAAACCAACCGCTAGAATCAAACGTTACCATAAACCCGTCATTTGCCATATTCCATCCCAAGGATGTTAGATTGTTCGAAGCCAATTTTGATCCGAAGAAAACCGACGATGTTGGGTACTTATTATCTGCCGGGATAGGCGCCCCATTAAGTAAAAAGGAATAGGGTAAATGAAGCTTCTTATTGTGGATACTGACGGCGTTGGCCTTTCCTTTGCTTGGAGGGCTGTGGAGGCTGGCCATCAAGTGCGTTGGTTCCTTGATAACAAACCATCCATTAACAAAGCGACAGGCGACGGTTTCAAAGGGATTGAAAAGGTCGACAACTGGGTGCCCAGCGTCAAATGGGCAGACCTAATAATTTCCACTTCCAACGACAAATACGTGGACAAGTTGGAAGCGTTCCGGAAGAGGGGATTTCCGGTTTTCGGCCCATCTGTTGCCTCCGCCAATCTGGAAATCAGTCGCAAAGATGGTATGAAGATCATGGAAAAGGTCGGCATTGAAGCCGCCCCCTATGAGACTTTCAAAACCATGGCCGACGCCAAGAAACACGTTGAAAAGACGGACGGCCACTGGGTCTTCAAGACATTAGGCGACAACGAAGATAAAGCTCTTACCTACGTTTCCAAACACGCCGCTGACATGATCAACTGGATGGACAAGATTATAAAGCAGGGCCAGATGCCTAAGGGCGAGGTAATGCTGCAGCAGTTCATATCCGGCATCGAGCTTGGCGTCAGCAGATTTATGGGCACTAAAGGTTTCGTCGGCCAGTTTAACGAATCGTTCGAACACAAGAAACTTATGAGTAGCAATTATGGTCCAAATACGGGTGAAATGGGAACTATCGCTTATTTCACCCCTGAATCCAAAATTGGGGATGAAACTCTCGGCAAACTTGAAAGTGAGTTGGTACGGCTCGGCCACACCGGAGACATTGCCATCGGGTTCATGGTCGACGAATCAGGCAACCCGTGGCCAACAGAATTCACCTGCCGATTCGGCTGGCCTATCGCCAACATGATGCTTGGGGCCACAGAGGGCGATCCGATAAGCTGGATGAAGGATGCCCTCGACGGCAAAGACACAACGACTTTCAAAGAGGACATAGGCTGTTGCCTAGTACTGGCCCATGGTGATTTTCCGCACGGTAACAAAGAAATCGAAGAACTCTCGGATTTCCCCATTTACGGAGTCACTAGAGGCAACAAGAAGCACCTCCACCCGCAGTCGATCAAAATCGACGTCATGCCAGATCACGACGGAGAAAAGACAGTCAACCGCCCAATCTGGAATACCTCGGGGGATTACGCTCTGGTGATCACAGGGTTTGGCAAAGACGTCAAGCAGGCAACTGGCAGGGCTTACAAAACAGCAAAGCAACTTCACTTGGCCAACCCGATACTCAGGGACGATATCGGGGAGAAACTGGAAGAGACATTACCAAAATTGCATGAAATGGGGTACGCAACCCATGTTAACTTTGAGGTGGGCAAATGAGCGCATTCCTTTCTCCCTTGTTCGGGGCCGGTTCCCAGTTGTTCGACAATCAAGGGCGGGTGCTGGCCGGAGGCAAGATACTCACGTTCCTTGCTGGTAGTACCACCCCGGCTGCTACTTGGACGGACAGCTTGCAGTCCGTCCAGAACCCCAACCCGGTCATTCTTGATTCCGCTGGCCGGGTGCCGAATGAGATTTGGCTTCAGTCTGGGCAGAAGTACAAGTTCGTCACTGAGGATTCCAACAACAATGTGATTGGATACACTTACGACAATGTGTCTGGGGTCAATGACGTCACTGTGTCCTCCTCGGAATGGACGGGTTCGGGGGCAACCCCCACCTTCGTCAACGCCACCACCTTTACTGTCCCCGGCAACTTGACCTCTACCTTTCATGTCAACAGGCGGATTCAGGCCTCGGTGTCGGCTGGCACTGTCTATGGGTACGTGGTATCTTCCGCGTTCACCAGCTTGACCACAGTAGTGGTGTCGCTGGACTCGGGTGCCCTCGACAGCGGCCTTTCTGCGGTGAACGTGGCGTTGCTGAGAGCAGATACCCCCTCTGTCCCAGAACAAGTGCTCCCCAGCGGTACGGCTACCCTGAGCAACAAGTCAATTGACTTGGGCAGTAATAGTGTTACCGGAACGCTAGCCCAGTTCAATACGGCACTTACCAATGCCGATTTTGCCTCGTTGGCGGGAGCAGAAGTACTTACTAACAAAACCCTCCTTGCTGCTGGACCTAATACGGTTGAGGCTACCAGTGGCCCGAGCACATCGGCTTTCTGTATTCGCAACATCATCTTCAACGGCGATTTCCGCATCAATCAACGAACGTACGTGTCAGCAGCAACTCTGGCTGCAGGAATCTACGGACACGACCGGTGGAAGGCCGGGGCGTCGGGCGGGGATTACTCATTCACACAGTTGCCCAACTCCACTACGATCACTATTGCCGCAGCCAAGACGCTGATCCAAGTCGTAGAGGATAAGAATGTTTCCGGCGGAAGCTATGTCCTCTCGTGGACCGGAACGGCGCAGGCTAGGGCTGGCATCAACAGCGCTACTCCTTCTGGGTCATTCGTAACAAGTCCGATGCTCATCGTGGGTCAGACCGCCGGAACGGTCATGTCGATTGAGTTCAACGCGGGAACGCTCGGCAAGGTTCAGATTGAACAGGGCGCGACAGCTACTCCGTTCGAGCAACGCCCTGTCGGCGTGGAACTGAGTTTATGCGAACGATACTACTGTCTTGCCAATGCGCAGTACTCTGGACATGCAATCAGCACAACAAGTGCCTTGATAGTCAGCACTTTCCCTGTGACCATGCGGACAACCCCGACGCTAGGAACCACGCTGACTCTTGGTTCCCTTACGACGGCGGCTGGTGGTACGCAGGCAGTTAGTTCTGTTTCTTCACCGAATCCAACAACATCAGGCGCATATTTCACGGTTTCTGTTGCTTCTGGTCTTATTGCAGGTAACGGAACGTTGCTCATCAATAGCATCAACCAGTGGTCAGCGGAGCTTTGATCATGTACAAATTAACAAATACAAGCGTCATTGTACGAACTGCTGACGGAGCCTATATTCCGGCGGTTTTGACCAATAAAGATTACCAAGACTATCTTGCTTGGGTGGCGGCGGGGAATACTCCTGACCCTGTTGACCCACCGACCCCGGTGGAACTCGCCGCAGCCGCTCAGGCCGCGCAGGATGCCCAAGATATTGCAGATGCGAAGGCTTATGCTAAATTGGCGGCACTCAAAGCCATGACCCCGGCTCAAATCCAGACTTGGGTGAATGCTAACGTCACTAATCTGGTGCAGGCGCAAGATGCGATCAAGACCTTGGCAATTGCCGTTTCGGTTCTGTTGAGGCGGCTATGAAATATGCCTATTGGGAGCCTAAGTTTAAGGTTTTCGCTCGGCAAAAGATTAACCCCTTGTTTTGGGCAGGGAACCTTGACGACCCTATTCCTCCACTTTGGTACTACGGGTCTGAATGGAGATGGTTTGGCCGCAATCCATTTCATAATTTGATGTGGTACGTTCTCGGGTTCGCTGACCAACATAATGTTGCTTACGGAAAGGAACCCGGCAAAGTGTTCACAGATGAACCTGGTTGGAATTACGCAATCACGCTGGTTGCTGGCTGGTTCCCTGTGCCATTCGTCTCACACAGGGGCAGTAAGTTCCGTTGGTATGCCGGGTGGAAGTGCCCTAACGCCAGCCTTGGTTTTGAATTTAGGAGAAACTCGTGATTGAACACGCATCGGAGATCATACCGTTCCTCCTTTGGATGATAGTTATGAGCGGCGGGGCCATCATATCCCTCCTGATCTGGATAGGTCAACGTATCCAGAAGAAGGTCGACGAGATACCCGATCAAGTGGCGGAGAAAGTAGATAAAATTCATGCCGAGTTGATCGGAAAAGTCGACGCCATCCAGAAAACCCAATCAGAACTTGAACGCGATTTACGGGCGGAATACACTGGGTTGGACAGGCGGTTGACCAAGCTCGAAACCCGTTGTGAGATAACCCTTCAAGGAGCATCTAAATGACTGTTGAACTTATCTTGGTCAGGGATACCTTTTCCAAAGAGTCTGAGACAGGCGCAGAAGGGTTCACCCTAGGCACTCTATCTCAGGACGGCAAGAAGTTGTGCGAGACGCTTGAACTTGAAGATCGTCATCTTGAAACTGGCGGGGAGAAGATCCATGGAAGAACAGCAATTCCCAGAGGGCGTTACCGTCTTGAACTGTACAACTCCCCTAAACACGGAGAGGTTGCCCTTCTCCAAGGAGTGCCAAATTTTGAGTATGTCGAAATACACAGCGCAAACAAAGCCTCAGACCTACTTGGTTGTATTGGAGTTGGCGAGTTCCGCTCATCAAGTGGCGTTTACAAGTGCGCTGCTATGGTTCGGCTGGTGGCGAGAATCGTCAAGGCTAGTGATGAAGTCTTTCTTACCGTGAGGTGACCCATGAAATTCGACCTAAAAACAGCCATAGGTAGCATTGCTCCTACTCTGGCAACAATGCTTGGCGGTCCGCTGGCCGGAGCAGCGGTGGGCGCTCTGGCGCAAGCCTTCGGTCTGTCTCCGTCGGCTTCCCAAGACGACATCACTAAAGTGGTGCAGGCCGGGGCCATGACTCCTGACATCATCGCCAAGGTCAGGGAACAAGATCAGAAGCACGCTGAGATCATAGGACAGCAGAATATCGATCTTGTCAAGCTGAACTTGGACAATGAGACTGCCCAGATTCAGGTCGAGGCGACGGACCGGGACTCTGCCCGTAAGATGCAAATAGCCCAACAAAGTGGGTTGCCAGCATTGTTGTCTGTGCTGATCACCACGGGATTTTTTACGATCCTCGGGTTCATGATGTCCGGCGTCAAGGTGGAGGACAACCAAGCGTTCCTACTATTGCTTGGTTCCCTCGGCACTGGCTGGACTACAGTCATGGCTTACTGGTTTGGGACAACTCGGGGGTCGTCTGAGAAGAACGCTCTACTAGCTCAGTCAACTCCTTCAAAGTAGTATCGCTCCAACGCCATTCCCACCCGGATCGACGGTTATAGGGGCGGTCGCCCAATGGCCTCCTTACGACCAGTCCTTTTCCCATCCAGTCGACAAGGGTAGGCAGCGCTGATGATCGGGACATTCCCATCCGTTCCTCAATGACGCGGGTGGGGTTCCACTCATCCTTGAAGGCTTTCCAGTACCGCAACATCGCCCTTTTATGGGTTTCTACGTTGGCGTTCTCGACATTGTGATTATTATGAACGTGGATCTTCCCCGGTTTTCGTTTTCCGGGGATGTGCGGCTTAATTTCCGTCATCAACATTTGGGCCAGATAACTGGTCATTTGTCACCCCTTACTGCTCCTATGAACCCCAAATTTTTGCCGCAATTCCGACAGATGGCGTCGCACTTACGGTCTTCAAAGTACTCCGTATGCTCGCACAGCCACTGTTTAACAACAACCCGGATGTAAACAAACATCATTCTTCCCCTAGTGCAGCATTGATATGACTGATCAAAAGTGTTTTTCGCATAAAAAAATCTCACTTCTTGTCATGGATATTTGCCATATCGCGTTCAAGTTGGGCCTTCGCCGCTTTCAGCGCAGCCGCTTGGTTCATGTGATGCTCATAACTGCACGACTTTTTATATTCGGCAGTCTCGGCCGCTTGGCGCTCTGGCGCGTCGGCGGCTTCTCCGTAAGTTGGAGCAACGCGGCTGAGACGAATTAGACGCTCGATCAGTTCTTTGATCATTGCTGCTCCAGTTCTTGTGCGGAGGGGATGGTGAATAACTCAGTGAATTCAGTCGGGTAATCATTGCCTTCTGTCGGCTCAAAGCAGCAGATATTTTCAACCCATGAGACGATTCCAGCAGGCTCCTGGCGCAGCTTCTCCAGCAGAGCGAGCTGGATGGCTCGGGCGAAGTCATGAACTCCGTTTGGTTTTAGAAATACTTCATCAGCGATGGCGGATACTTCCTTAACTGTGAGTAGCGTGGTCATTTCACTAGCTCACGCATCTTGTCTTGATAATCAGTAACGGTGTCATCAGGCGAATAGAGGTTGATAATCCTCTCCACCAGCTTCGCGTCATGCGCAAGGAGGGCGAAGTTGTCGGATTGGGTGGATAGGGCTGCTTTCTCATCCGGCATTAGGCCGCCTAGATTTCGTTCAAGTAGCCAGCCATCAAGTCGAATCAAAGCCTCTCGCAGCTTCTCGTTCTCCGCCTGCGCTTGAGCGAGTTGTAGAATAACTTCACCGGAGTCTTTGGCTTCTTCATCAATAATCTGCCGTAACTGTTCTATCTCTTTCATCGCTGCAACTAGCTCGACCTCTTGACGAGCGATCTTACCCATCTTGTCATCACACTTTTCAGTCTTGATGTAAGTCACATAACCGTGAGCGTTAGCGCAGAGATTGTGCATTGTCCCAGCTAGTGTTACATCACCAGAAAGCAGCTTCGTATCAAGAGGCAACTTGAGTTTATTCCTGATCCAGTCTGCTTCTTTCTTGTACTCATCCAGTTCCCTCTCTGTGGCATTGAGTTCCTGCATAAACTTGGCAGCAGATTCGTTTCGATCTTTGTAGCTTGCTACTAATTCTTTCACCGAATAGCTAAGCGGGGTATCAGGGAAGACATAATCCGCCATCGCTGCTTTAACTTCAGCCAGCTCCGCTTGTCCTGCGGCGTAGAAGAACTTCCAGCAAGCATCGCGGTCAGCATACTGCCACTCGTCGTGAGATAGCCACTCTTCTTTAGCTTGTTCAAATTCAGGCATTGTCATGATTGGACTCCTTTGATTGCGGCACGATACTGCTCGGTGTCTTGACTAGGGTTAGTTCCACCAACGCGGCAAACTAAATCCTCAATGTCATCACAAGCCTCATCTAACAATGCAATTGCCACATCCCGCTGTCGCTTGAGTTCGGTAACATCAGCCCGTAATCTAGCTATCTCATCAGTAAATAGCGCTGATGCTTTTTCATAATTGACTAATGACTCAGCCTTCAGCCTCTCGTTCTCTGCCTTGAGTTCTGTATTAGCTGCATATAGACGCAAGGCATCCTCAAGACTTGCAGGGCGATATTCATCCTTGCAGCCATCAAAGTCACCAGGCGCAGCTACGCCGCAAGCAACAAGGCGCATACGTTCTGTTTCAAGCTCTGCTCGGAGGGCAGTTATTTTAGAGTCATAGTCATCGAATCGAACCCACGTTCCATATTCTTCTGGTTCCATGCTTCCATCCATGTCTTGCTCAAATCGTGTAATTTCAGTCATCTCTATTCTCCTTCTGGCAGAGTTACTTCGCGGTCGAGTTCGGGGACTCTGATCATTGAGGCAGAGCAGCTTCGATAGATGGATTGCCACACAAGAATCCCTCGGTCATCAAAGCAAAGGTATAGCTGCTTCTTCGGCTCGTCAGGCTTGATGCGCCATTCACGATATGGATGCGCAAAGTCCGGACAACAGTTCTCTTTCCAGTCTGCCCAAGTTCGCGTGCTAGTCTTGTATTGCAACACCTTCCCATCAAAGAAGGCGTGGCCTAGTTTCTTTTGTTCGTCGGTCATCGGTTCCCCCATCCCATCAGTAAGTAAAGAATTGCTAGCCAGAATGCTACTGACGGCATCTGGTCCCACAATTTGCCGAGTAATTTGCTTTCTGCCGGGTCAAGTTTCATGTTATACATCCAAGAACAGATATATGCACAAAACGATCAGACCGACGCCCAGCATAACTCCAGCCTCGCTGCCGCCCAGCATAATTTGCTTGTATTCGTGGTTAAGTGGCAACGATAAGTACACGCGGCTAAAGAATGCCGCCACCCCCAGTGGCGACAGCCCTGCTATTAAAATTGCTCCGATCATCCCATCCTCCTATCGAGGGCACCTCGCCCCTAACCTCTAGTATACCACACCTGACCGGATCGCACAACATCAACGCCTAGCAACAGCGGTTTCATGACCCAAATTTAACTGTTCCTTTCCAGGCATCGTTTTAACCAGATCGCCTGCCGCCAGAGTTGCATAACCAGCCACATCGTGCCAACTATCGTAATGGTTAGCGTCGCCGCACACCAATCTGGCCAGCTTGGTGGCTATCATTCCCATGACCTCTTTCTGGACATCCGACATGTGGCTGACAACAAGAATTCCTTCCAGCTTCTGGGCCATTTTAGCCAGATCGGCAAAGTTACCGTAACTATCGCCCCGATTCTTCAACGTTTCTTCTAGCTGTTTCATATTCCTTCTCCGGATTCTTTAACACTCTCAAAAATTCCCTTTCGGGCACCCGACCAACCCATATTCGGCTGGCCTCTCTTAACACGTTTTCCTCGGACGGGTCCCGGCGCAGACTGGTGGCCGCAGATCCGGGGCACACTGTGTAAGTTTCTCCCCACTTTATAAGGAACAGAGGCCATCCTCCAGCCTCTATTCTTGCCTTGAACCATGTAACTTGGGTGGGACGGATCTCAATGTCCGGCCCCGCCTTTAGCTCGACCCAGCCCTCTCTACCATAACAGCAGTAGTTAAGGTCCGGTATTCCCGCACTGGTCATCGGGCTTTCGACCCACGACAGCGTAAGTATCGAGGAATCTACGGACCTAGCTAAGTCTTTCACGGTCTTCCGCAAGCTTTCTTCCTTCTTCGTCTTGCCCACTTTTTCTTTCTATTATGTATTCCAGCACGTAGACGGCTGCTGCCTGCAGATCTGAGGGGGCATCTTGAATGGCCGTCCGCAGCCTCCCCTCGACTTCTGCTGCTGCTTCTCTAGCTCTGGTGCCTGCCCCATACTCGTATATGAAACAGTAGTTGTCGATCATATCCGCCATCTTCACTATTACTTTGATGTGTGGCGGCGGTTCATCTTCGTCCGGAATGTTCTTGTCAAAATTCTCGGGATCAAACCCGCACTCCCGCATTCGAACTTTAGTGGGGGTCGGCAGGTCTCCTGTGTGCGCTTCCTTCACATCGTGGATCAGCGCGTAATAACATACCTCCATCTCGCTGAAGTGGTTGGTGTTGAACATCTTCTTTCGTATTGCCATGGCGATCATAGCTACGTTAAACGAGTGCGAAGCCACTGTGCTGTCGGCCACCGTGTGAACCATAGACCAGCGGCGAACGTGCTGGCAATCCATCAATGAATCGATATTATTTTTCATGTTTCAGACACCCCATTACTTCGCGCCACTTCCTGTTTTTGTTTATCCCCATCTTTTTCATCAACTCTTGGTCCGGGTTTATTTTCAACAGGAAACATAAGTCCAACAACAATATCATGCAGTCTGCCACCTCGGTCCCGACATCACCATCCCCGGTATGTAAAACGTGTTGTAGCTCTGATATCTCTCCCGCCAGCTTTATGCTAGTGTCAAAAGGGTTCCTACTTGGAGACAGCGGGTGTATCCAAGACACTACCTCATCCATCATGGCCATCAGGACATCGTTAGTGGGTTTCCAGATTTTTCCTTTCTTTATGTTACTCACGGTGGCCTTACTTAAATCGTGCTCCAAAGCCAACGCCCCCAAAGACTTACTAGAGTGTCTTATGTGCATGGCTTGAATTCTGGTTACTTTAGATGCCCACTGTTCTTCTCCTTGGGGGGGCACAAACCTTCCCTTCGATATTGCATCCTGAGCGTTGTCCTTGGCTGTTCCCAAAAAAAGATGGTCGGGGTTGACACACCCTCTGTTGTCACATTTGTGGCATACCATTATTCCTTCCGGAATTGGGCCGTTGTGTATCTCCCATGACGCCCTATGTCCCAGCTTTTGGGAATCCGGATTGCCCTCAGTGGGCCATCTCATGCTTCCATACCCACTTTTTATTCTCCTTGCTTGCCACTCCCAGCACTCATCGGGGCCAGCCACCTTTACCTTTCCCCAGAACCTTCGCTCTAATGATTTTGTCATGTTACTCTTCCACTTCGTGGATTTCGGAGGGGCGGGGACCCATTCCGATCAACTTGACCCCGCCACAGCCGAACGTTTGCGCGATGCCGTCAATGACATCAATAGCATCGGCGGCGTCTGTCGCGCTATAATTGGCGAAATTAAGGAACACCGTCGAGGGGGTGGCCATAGACATTGCCTCGAAGATTTGGATTTCTGAGAACGTGGCGATGCGACGAACCCGCTTAGTGACGGTGGTTAATTCATCGGGCTGGCCCAGATCAGAGAAATGCATTTCCTTCTGATCCGGATACCAATCGCCGCTGAACCCGTCGGGGGTGTTCCCGACCCGGATAGGGTGAACGCGGCAGCTGCCATAAATGTCGCGCAGCCAACCAACCGGCAAGGAACAATCGGCAATTACTCGGGCCGGGGTGCAATCACGACTGGTGCAGTATGGGTAAAATCCGGCGCTGAGGCTGAGGGAATACCCCTGAGATCCTTCCAACAGGATCGAATCCTTGTTGGCGAAAGTAGTCAGCCACTCGAACTGGCTCAGCACCCCGACGCCGCCGTACTGGCCAAGACGGTGCTCGATTTGCTCGATATGGTATTTGGCGGTCGCACCCTCTTTGCGGCGAATCTTGTCGATCAGGGCTTCGGCGCTGCCTTGCATGGTGCTGCTGATACGCGAGAGGGTCTTCTGCTCAGCCTCCTTATGCTGGTCTGTGGCCACGCACGCCGCCTCATGGATCAACAACACCAAATCACCCCGATACTGGCACACGGCCTTCCATTCCTCTTCCAGCCGGTCAATAAAAAAAGCAGATCCAGGCCCCACGCCGATTACTTTCAGATTCTCTCCAAAAATGGCGGAGGGCAGAACTTTATGGACAAACAACTGGCCGGTGTCCGGGGCATATGCGGAATGCCCCGCGTTCATCATGTTGGCTGAAATAACTGCGTCGTAGCCGTTCTTTGTCCCCAAGTAACCGGCCAGAAGGCCTTTGCCCGTACTTCCAAACTGTAAATCCACGATCACATCTAGTTTTTTGCTCATTTTGAATCTCCGTTAATGAGGACACCATGCCCCCAACCTCTAGTATACCACATCTCGCGCCTACACACAATGTGAACCTTCTTAAAGCTTCAGACCTTGTTTAGTCTCGAGTATTTCGTTAAACACTGATGCTTCCGGAACGTTTATGATCTTCCCGTCAGTCTGGAATCCGTAATCCGCTATCTTGGATGAGAATACCGGCAGGGACAACATGTCGTAAGTGCTTACTCGGGTTTCCTTGCACCACACCCTGTACTCATTGAACATCTCATACTTGATGAGTTTCTTGGGCCACCCGGCGACGTCGCCCATGTGGGCCTCAGCGTCCATGGTCTCAAACCCGCCCTTGCTATGGGCTTCAATAAAGAATTGCATCAGGCTGTCGTGACGATGGGACATGCGACGTTGTTCTAACAAGCCTTCGGTGGTCGGGGCCAGCCGCAAGTTATTAGTTACTTTCCTATGCTTCAACAAATACAAGAGTGCCGCCCTGCCGCCATTGTCCATTTCGTCCCACAAACCTTTAAAGTAGGTCTTATTGTTCGCCATCCTGCCATTCACGTTCAACACCAACCAACGCCTCGACTGTGGCCCTGCTGGGATTATCCACTCCTCGTTCGAGGCAATAATTACGTGGTTTAGATTGTCAACTTCTATACTGTCAATTCCCTTGGCTTCTCTGGTCATTCGGCGTTCTGAAATGAGACCCTTTAAAACGTTGGCCGCTTTTCTATCACCGGGGAACAGAACTTCGTCAGCAAAAACTATGATGCTGTCAGATGTCAAGCTGTTGAATCTGGTGGTCATCCGTTCGGCGTCGATCAAGTGTGTGTAATGCTTGCCGAACAACTGCCCAAAGTTGTCTGCCCATGCTCCCTTTCCGCACCCCTCTATTCCTCTCAGGACAACGCACGACCCTTTAAGGTTTCTGCTGTCCTGTACACAATCGGCCATCCAGTCCAATAGCCATTCGTAAATAGTTACCTCCCCCGAACACACTATGTCCCGCATGTGGGTCAAGTATCTGTCGCACGACCCTGCTTGCGACGGCTCGACTCCCCATCCGTTCCACATGTTGAGGGTGCCTGCTGGCTCGTCTTGGTTCGGGTAAATTCCGACGTCGTAGTAAGCCCTGCGTTGGCTGCTGCCCAACCAGATGTCGGACATTTGTCTTTCCGAGAACCCATTTCTGGTTGGAATCTGCACTTTATCTGGCGCTGCCATGGTCTCGAAAGACCCCATCGACAGGAATCCTACCTTCTCTTTATTCCCATTATTTGCGAACGTGGCTATGATCATGTTTTTGCCCATACGAACCAGAGCATACTTCTTGTTCATTTCCAGCACTCGTTCTTCTATTTCAGCGTCTAGGTTGTTATTAGACACATCCCCCGGCAATGGCCTCCACCCGGCTTCCTTGGCCATGAACAGCAACGTCCCGAACCCTACTGGCCCATCTTCTAGGAATGTCTTCCATCTAGACTTGCACTCATCGTTCTTCCTTCTGGACCCTCCAGCACTCCACTCGTCCCACAGTTCTAAACCATCTTCTCCGCACGTTGATTTTAGGGCCATTCCTGCCTTTACCCAGTCTTCATAGGACAGGGAATCCGGGTCGATTATGGTCAGCATTCTGTTTATCTGGTGCACCGGTACTTCTTGACGCTCCAACAACTCTTTGGGCTTCTCTTTCCACGGCTGGCCCAAGCTTACTGACAACCATTCGGGCATGTCCGGTACTTCCCCGCCCTCTTCCCATGCGTACTTCTTAGTGCCTAGTACTGACGGGTATGCCACCACGTGCCCTGTGCAACGATCCGCTGTTCCCCCTCGGGTGTCCAGCCCGTTGGCCACTTTACTGCTAGATGACGCGAAGTTGTCTTGCCAAACGTAAAAGTAGTGGTAGCCCCCTGATGGGGTCGATTGCCGGGGGCCGGGGGGCAGTGGGCCTTCCTTGGTCACTATCTTTTCCAACTCTTTCAGCCCCGTGGTGCCATTTATCGACTTGGCGTCTACGTCCAGCACCCCGACACCCTGATTGGTCCCGCACCCGATCCCTATGTTGAACCCCCTGTACTTCCCGTTGTCAGGGTGGAACCACTTTTTGATGGTGGCCTCTTTGTTGCTGGCTGACATGTAGTTGATGCCGCCCCCGGCAGGAAGCTTCTTGCTGTTTGGCTCCAGAGGAAGAACCAGAAGACCGGCTTTGGTGTAGCATATCGCTGCGTGGTAAACCGCTTCCTCGAACGGCAGACTGTCAGCTTTTTGTATTTCCTTTATGTCTATCAACATCCTATCAGCTGTCATTTTTGAGAATTCCAGTAATCTGTGCCCACGCCATTTAAGTCTACGACCAATGGTATTCTGAACCAAGGATTGGCGATCCGCACTCCGTGTTGAATTTCATTCTTAAGGCTCAGCGCATCGGTCCCCTTGGGGACGTTTAGCTCATAGCTGTCGTGGGTGTTCATAATTAAATGACCCCGCATTTCCGGCTCCATGTCGCTGAGCAATAACCACATTTCTTTGTTCAAATCGGCTGCGGTGGCCTGAATGGCCAATCCGGATGCCTTGTAAGTTTTGTACTTTCTAGGAAATCTCAGACGGCGGCCATGCCTAGTTTGTACGTATCCATGTGCTTCGGCAGCGTCTTTTGCCCGTTGGGCTAATTCTTTGACCCCCGGCACTCGCTCGTGGTAACGAGCAATCACCGCTTCGGCCTCGGGTCCGGCCTTCTTGTATTTAAATACTTTCCCGTCCTTCTTGAAGCTGTTCCATTCCCATGGCATTCCCATTTTATCGGCAATAGCCCCGTTCCCTGAATTAAAAATCATTGAGAGGTCGAGTTGTTTGGCATTAGCTTGACCGGAATAGGCGGCGTTTCTGGGAAGTCCTGTGATGTCGGCCACATACTGGTGCAGGTCCAGCAGTTCATTGGCAGCGTAAGCGGCGTTGATGGTAGGATTGTTGATCAAGTGCCCGAAAACGCGAACTTCAAACGAGTTCATGTCGAGGGACATCCAATCGCACCCTTCATCTGGCAAGAAGACGGGCTTTACGATGCTGGCCACTTTCTTGTTGCGGGACGGGATCTGATGGAGTGCTGGATTGGTATAGGACAGTCGTCCGGTGCCGGTGCCGGAATCCTCGCCCTTGGTCTGATTTATATTAGGATAAACTCGGTCGCCAACCATGTGCCCAAGAACGTGCCCCGCCAAGAAAGTGTCACGGGTTTTTACTGTGGACCGCACCGACAGTATCAGCTCAGCACGGCGATCGCCCTCCATGGAACGCAGGGCCTCAGCATCCAACGACGGGTTCCCACTGTCGGTCATGCTCAAATAAGTCCCGTTGTCGGCCACCCATTCCCCCGTTTCGTCCTTCTTGGGGGCGAATATCTCTTTAACCTGCTTTGGGCTGTTGACATTCAGATCGACGCCCACCAGCGAGTTCAACTCAGCCTGCTGATTCTCGATTTCTATGGTCAGCTTGGCCATTGCCTTCTCAGCACGAGCGGCATCAACCCGTATGCCCCGCATCTCGGCCTTAATCAAAGGCACCATGACCCGGCGCTCAAATTCTACTATCCTCTCGATGCCCTGTTTCTTGATCTCTTCCTGTTGCCATTCCCACAGCCGAATTGTCAACAAAGCATCCTTGACAGCGTACGGGCGCACAATCTCTGGAGGTGCCCGGTGCAAATTCTTCATCTGCACCCCGCGAGTGGCTCTGCCGCCAAACAGGGCCGCTAACTCGGGGTAGATGTCATGTTCTTTCCGTTCGTTAAGATACTTCTCGGACAAGTAATCTAGCGAGAACGAATTCTCATGTTCATTGATTAAACATGCTCTGATTACGGTGTCGTCGAGTTGCTCTAGAGGGAAATATAAGCTGCTGGCCTCGGCCATCTTGAAGTCGAAACTTGCATTGTGACAGATTATCGTCCCACGGAACCTGCTCATTTCGTCGTTGAACCAGTCGATCATCTGCGGCGAGTGCCGGATGTCGTGATACTCCGCCGTGCCGTCCGGTGTAGCTAGGCTGAACCCGAATGCCTTGTCAGAGGGCCATGATAGGCCCGTAGTTTCCGTATCGAACGATATATACTCAGCCTCTGAAAACCTCATATGTGCCTCCACGTTCTGCCGAGTTTTACTTTACTCACAGTGGATCTCGTGGCCATGAACATGGCCGCTAGCTCAGTTGGGCCTTTATTGCTAGACTTTATGAATTTGACCTGATCCTCCGTTAAAAAACTTGCCGCTACTCTCTCTCCTTTAGCGGATCTCCCTTTTGCAACCATATCATCGGAATTGTCTTGGTCCGACCCTTGGGATAAGTGATTTGGGTTGCAACAAATTGGGTTATCGCACGAGTGAAGTATTTTATTGTCAGGGGCTATAGGACCTTTAGATAATTCGTAAGCCACCCTGTGCGCTTTTACGTTTTTCCCGTCTAGCCAAAAAACGCCGTAGTTCTTGTTGACCGATGCGGTCCACTCCCAACAATCGTCCAGACCCGCAACGGCCACTTTAGACCAGAACCTGTCGCTAAATCTCACTTAGGACACCCCGTTTCCATACGAAGGCTTTGCACTGGCCTTTGTGATCCGGAAACCGCTCCTCGAAAGCCTTGATGGCCTTTCCGTATGAACTCGGATGGTGATAAACAGTCGCTGACAGTGGGTCCACTCGACCCTGTTTTAATAATCCGTCGTTTCCTACTCGAACCGCATAAGGCATTTTCTATCCCCAGAAAATGATGGCGGACCGTAGTCCGCCGTGAATCGTTAAAATGGAATATCGCCCCCAAGGTCGTCGAAATTCGGCTTTGGCCTGGTGCCTGACGACTCCTTGGGTTTTAGGTATTTCTCGTCCTTCTTTTCCACGGACACCGACAAAAATTTACTTCCCGGATTCTTGGCATTCGGGCCTGCCACTTTTATAAACCCGCTGAACCAGTATTCTACGCCATCGACATTAACGCTGCCTTTATAGTCTGGTCTGGTAGCTACTCCCTGCTTATCGTTCTGGAACAGAACTCCACGATTGGTGTTATCGAATCCCATTGTGCACCTCGCTATGATGTTTCCTGCATAACCAAATTACTTGTAGGGGCTTGCTGTAGTCAACATGGTGCCCTTCTACTTTCGCGCATCCACACACCTCACACGGGGTTTTGAATATGACCTTGTTCCTTACAGCGTCCCTTATCATCTGACTTAGCCATCTATGTCCCGTCGCGGCCTCTCGCCTGTCCAGCTTGACTTGATTCTGTTTTCTTCCTGAACGTAATTTGTTGGCCCTAACTCTATCGGGCGTAATCTGTGCCTGTTTCTTGACGTTTTCTCTGTTACATTCCACGCACACCCAATTACTGGCTATTCTCTCGCATACGTGGCCGTGTTTACATGGCTTCCCCGTAAAGTAACGGGGAAGCCCGTTCTCCAGGGCAAATTTTCTGGAGACTAACTGCATTACAGCTCCGCTGACGGTGCGTGGGCCGCTGCCTCGCTGTCTACGTCGCTGCGGTCAACGTCCGCAGCCCCGGCCTTGATCATTTCGTACAGACCTTGACCGCGTTCGTACAGCTCCTTGGAAACGAAACCGACCACATGAGCCTTGTACGACCAGAAATCCCCCTTATCGCTGCTGGCCTCGACGGCATCCAGACGGTACGCTTTAGCGAAACGGTCAACACCAGCAATCTGGACCAACGTGTTGAGGGCGCGGCTGACCTTGAGCTTGCTCTTGGTCATCGAGAACACTGCCTCTTCCGGTCCGTTCTCGGTCAAGAGCATGACGAAGTGCTGGTGAGACTCGACAGCCTCGAAATCGGCTGGGTTCTGTTGCTCGCAAACGAACGCATTGGCTTCGTCAAGGGTCTTGAACGCCCCGCAGAATCCGCCTCCTGCCTTGCGCAACTTCCATACTACATATTCCTTCTTGAACATCACCGGGACGAACATCACGGAGTCACCGTAAATTTCTCCGGTCACCGTGTTGAAGATCTTTCCTTGTTCGGCACCTTCAATGAACGCCGGGTCGGACTTCTTGATCTGCGGCGACAGCGCTTGGATGACATCGACACGCGGCAAGATCATGTCTTTTGCGCCGACGTCTTCGCTACCGGCATTGCCCTTTTGGAGCCATTCCGGCATTACTTCTTGGACACCGTTCACTTGGTTGGCGACGGCAGTACTCTCGGGCTTCTTGGCCATTTTAAAACTCCTTAACTGGTTAACTTGCTAAAAGTGCCGGCGTCTCATCAACCCCACCGGCAGGGTTTGCAAAGTCTGGGGGGAAACCGCCCTGTGAACGGAAATGACCAGACCCGATGACCTTATGCCTTTACGATGCTAGCTCGCACGAAAGGCTGGATTCGAAACAACTCCTCCGGGAATTCCTGCCCGGCCTTCATGGCCTCTTTTACAGCGGCCTTGAAAGTGGAGGGCTGGACGTACGGCACGATCAGACCGCCGTACCCGTTTTCTTCAAGCCATGCGTAACCTGCTGCCTTGTCGGCAATAGTAGCATAGCAGTCGTTGGCCAACTGGACCCGGCCAACATCTTCGATGGTCAAGCTCTTGAGTTCTAACTCGGCCATCGCGTCGGGGATTTGCTTCAAACGAATGTCGTCCAGCTGGATGTTCAAGAACTTGACGCGTTCTTCGAGTTCCTCTTTTTCGGCCTGAAACATGCGCATCTTCTTGGCCATGGCGATGATGTTTGCGGTTTCCATGATCGTCACCTTATTTCTTGTTGGGGATGTAGCAGTTGATGCCGATCTTCATACCATCGGCACCGGGTACATCGGCGTCGCCAGAAGTGGTGGCCACGAAGATGGACTTACCAGAAGAGCTGACCTCGCCGCGATGCTTAAGGTCAATCTCGATCACCAACTTGTCGCCCTTTACGGACATGTTCACGTTTTCCATTTTCTTTCCTCTAGTTAACTGATTAAACTTTTCCATTTGCGGCGGGTTTTAATGTTACGAATTGCAACCACGCCAGCCATGTACTCCGCAGCTATTGTCGCGTTCGTTCTACCATCTTCCCTTATGGCCAGCACCTGTTGGTTAGTTAGCTTGGCACCAAAATTATCCTCCCCAGTGGTTTTAGCGTTTCTTCCTTTAGAAACCATATCAACGACGTTATCTTTGCAAGTACCTAAAAATAAATGCTTCGGATTCACACAGGCCGGGTTATCACAACGATGGAGAACACACATTCCATCCGGTATTGCCCCCACATTTAAACTGTGCGATACTCTGTGAGCACCTTTGGAATCGAATCTTCCATACCCTCCCCGATCAAAAGAACCCAACCACCCCCAACACTCATCCGGTCCTCTTAGGTCCACATAATTCCAAAATCTGTCTTCTAAATCTAGTGCCATGATCCTTCTCCCATGACTCTATTATACCACACCCTGTGTTTCTTGTCAATATGAACAGTGTGTAACTAGGAGCAATTAGGGGCGTCACAGATCGCTGCGGCGTGGCGGGTGCGGAATGTCTGAACTCGACTTGGCGAATTCGAATGTGGTCCTGTTGAACCTTTCCGAGCACACGATTTGATCCCTGATCCTCAACGCACAGAACTTGATGGCCCTGCGCACCATCCATAGAGGAATGTAGTGCGGTTTCATGCCAGCACACACAGGTCTTGGATCGGAAGCCTTCTGCCGTCGACAATTATTTGATGGACGTCCACCCTGACTTTTCGGGACATCTTTCCTTTCGGCATCAAGTCGTCTATATAGCGGCACACATGAGCAGCAGCTACCCATCTGTCGAAGAAAATAGGGTATTCTGTAAGAAGGATGTTGATTCGGCCATTCTTCATGCTGACAAATTCGCCGCCATATAGCAAGTTCCCGTCAACTTTGTATCCTTTGGACTCAAAGTAATCGACGTACACCTGCTGCCAGTCGTTGCTATCGATAAAGGGCACAAGGATCAGTATGTCCGAATCCTTTCCTTCACCGCATATGAATGAGGACCCGACGACGTACACGTTGCTGTAGGCCATAAAATCTAAGGCCATCATGTCCATCACTAACTTCCCGTCCTCCAGTGCTTCGGCGTAAGTTACCATTTTATGCCTCCTTAAAGAAGATTACTGACGGTCAACAGTCCGTTGTTGACGTACTCGGACACCGACATTTTGTTACTCAGTGCTGTCACTACAGTCCGGTCGACCTTAAGATCAGACATCAGATCAACGTAAGTGACCTCGTTCTCTTGGCCAATACGATGATTTCTGTCTTCGGACTGCATTCTGTCCTCTAACGAAAATGTATTGCTGTAGTACACAGATAGAGTAGCCGCAATGATAGTCAATCCCTTGCCGCAGGTCTGCTGGTTGACCACCAAGAACCGCATCTTGCTGCTGGCCTCGAATTTGTCAACCATCGGCTGTCGCTCAGGCGGAGGCACTGCCCCGGTGATGGTCATAACGGAACCGGCCCATTCCTTCTCCAGCCGCTCGGATATGGTTCCTATTTCTGGAAGATACCTTGCCCAGATAATGGCTTTGCCGTCGAACTCCCCCAGCAGGCTGACAAGTTCGGTCAGCTTCGGGTTCTTGGACAGCTGATTCCCTTCGGGGTCGTGCCCACCAGCTATCTGTTGGAACCTCAGCATTGCCTCCAACGCGTTCTGGACGCTAATTTCCTTGTCGCCCAGCTTCGTGGTCATTTCTCGGGCCAGTTCTTTGCAAGCCTTGACCTGCTCGGCACTGGCCTTGACCTCTCGTACTTGATACTGCTTCGAGGGCAACTTCATGTCCCCCTTTCGCACTACGTCACAATACGGCCTTATTCTGTCCAGCAGTACAGCCGTGTTGGTGTAACCGATAATTTTCTTGTTCTCGAACCCGCCCATAACGCAGTATGTATTACGGAACGAGTAGTACGACAGTTCCCCGATTATGGACGGGTCGACGAAGTACATCTGGGCAAACAAGTCCTGTAGCCCTTGGGTAACGTTGGTTCCGGTGAGGATCAACCTGAACACAGACTGTTCGCCTATCTCCCAGCATTTCTCGGTCCGCACACTGTCGTGATTCTTTACGGTGCTGGACTCGTCGATAACGGACATGCACCTGCCGCCCTCGACGAATTCTCGAGCTATCCCTGCTGCGCCCCCTTGGGACATGGCCTCGACGCCGACCACCAGTATCGGGAACCCGTTCCATTTCTTCAATGGCGAGCCTGACTCCAGCACCTGCAGATGGGCGTCCAACGAGGAGTACCGCTCAATTTCCTTCTTCCATACGCCCTTGATGGATGTCGGGCAGATGATTAACAGCCTGTCGATAAGACCATGCTTTGCTCGCAAGTTGGCCAACGCGATGGTGGAAACGGTCTTTCCTGCGCCCATCACATGAAAGAACGCGAATCCGGAGTAGGGCCATGCCTTCTCGATTGCCGACCTCTGCCGGGGGCGGAGGCTGACTACTCGGAGACCCTCGTCGGGGTCGAAACCCATTGGAGGGATATCAAAAGACGGACCAGCCAAACTTTTGATGGCCGGGTCAACATCTTTCTCTGGGAATTGTGCCATGACGGCGGCAGCAGTTATTTTGTTGGCTTTCGCCTGCCACTGCTTAGTTGTCGGGTTGAAGCGAGCACCCGACGACTTGCACTTGTGGTTTTCTATAAAAGCCACGTTAAATACTATGTGGGGTCCTTTAAGCTCGGCCTTATACATCTAGTTTGTTTCCTTTACTGTCGTTCCAATGGGCGAGCTTTATCGTTAAATTGAACTCGTTATGAAGTCCGCACGCTAGTTTTGCTTTTAAAGGAATTATATGGTCAACGTGGACATCAAGACCGTGTGCCCTAAACTCTCGGGCATCCCGGTATATCAACTTGATTTTATTTTGATTTGCCCAACTTGGCGTTGCTTGTTTTTTAATGTTTCTTCTTACTAGTCCTTGGGCAACTATTTTGTGGGGATTCAACTCTCTGTATTTTTTGTTGCTTAGACGTATTTTTTCTTTATTGGCCGCCCTATACTCGGCGTGCCTGATTTTTTCTTTTTCTCGGTCGACAGCCTTTGCCCTTCGTTTTTTTAACTGTTCCTCATACTTCTCTGGGTTCGCCTCCCGCCAATCTTTATTTCTTTTTTTGCCGGCTTCTCTGTCTGCGGCATAGGCGGCGGCGTCTCTAGCCCTTTTGACACTTTTATCTTTGTATGGCACTTGTTTATCCCTAATCAAGCGTGTGTTGGTTGGGGGGCCGATTTTACGGTCGCCCCCCGGTGACCGTGGGGATTCAGTTACTCGGCTTCGGGCTTGGCGGCAGCGGCCTTCTTGGCGGCAGCGGCTTCAGCTTTTTCGGCCTTGGCGGCTTCCTTGGCGGCGGCAGCTTCGGCCTTGGCGGCGGCACCGGCTTCCTTCATTTCCTCGGCCAGAACCGAAATCTGGTCACGAATCTTTTCAGACTCGACATTCGCGGCAACTGCCTTGTCCAGAGCAGCCCCGTCCAGGCCGTTTTCATCGACGTCCTTGGTAAGGGCGCGGAGCTTGTTGCCGATGGTCATGCGTTGCTGGCCCGGATTCAGATGCTCGTACTTGCTGACTTCGACGCCGACGGTGTTTGCGATGCTCTTGACTTGTTCGACGGACAGACCGGCCAGTGCGTGGCCAAGGAAGTCGTCTTTGTGGAAAGAGCCGCCCTTGGCTTTGACCATCTTGCTGGTGTCCGGGCGAATTGCGGTTTTGGTGGTTTCTTGAGCTTGTTCCATTGTAAATCTCCTGAGTTAATTTGATGAACCAATCAGATCCTACTGAACCTCCATTATAACACGGGAGGTCCGTCGTGTCAATACCAAACAATTAAGGTCGTGTTTAGTCGATCGGGCCGTACCCTACGGCCTTTAAGGATGCAGCAACAATGGCCTCTTGCAGAGTTTTCCCGCTGCCGCTGGCGTACAGGGCGGTTGACTCCTTTTCTTCATCAGACAACTGATTCCATTTGTGTTTTTCGTTTTTATCCCTCACCAACATCACTCCGCCATATTCGGATCTCCCGCTGGCCTGCATCGAGAAATCTGCCGAAATGAACGCCCACCCAGCCGGAATCTCTGACGCCTGCTCAAATTGGTCGGCGGTAAACAGTTCCACTGCCTCCTCCCCCGAACATTTCCAGTTATAAGCGTATTCGGGGCTGTTGGTTAGGGTGACTAGCACCCGGTCGGTCTTTCCTTTCCTTAATTCCCACGCTACTGGTTTCATTTTAAAGCCTCCTCTTCAAGTACTTGTTGCAAGACAGCCAGCCTGTTCATATAAGCTTTGCTGTCTTTATTCCCTTGGGTCTTTGTGGCCACAAGCGCAGCAGCCTGAATAAATTGTAAGTCACGAACACAGTCAGCGGCTTCTCGAAATTGTTCTGAGGTCATAGTGGCTCGCTCCTCAGTGCGTCGTCATCATCGGTCGTATGAATGCGACCAGATCGCCACCGGGCATGCGTACGTGGCTGGTGCATTCGTAAATCTTAGTTTCCTCGATCCCGCGAACACAGACAAAGATGCCATCCGGGTCTCTTTGATTTTTAAGCCCTTCCTCGGACATCTCTACTTCCTCCATGACGTCCGATTCCACGCAACACATAAGTGCTCCCTGCACGTGCCCCAGCGAGCAGGGCTTCGCGGTAACGAACAGCTCCCGAGAATCGCCGGAAACCAGCCATGCGTGAGAGGACCCTTCCTTGAACTCTAGATTCAGCGTCATTTTCCTGACTCCGATGCGCGTTTGCGGTACGCTTTACCGCGACAGGAGTTGCAGGTCGCCCCTCCCCTGAACTTGAACTTGGACTCTGGCTTGACCTCGCCACATACTGCGCAAATCTTGGTTCTGCCATCAGCGTCCTCTTTTTGCTTGTTGGAAATCCGAATACGGTGTTTGTAGTATTCCTCCTTGTCACTGAAATCGCTGATCATCAGGCCGGGGCGGATGTAGTCGAAACTAGTAGCTTGCCTGCTGTCTTCCCGCATCGCAAGGTATACGTCATACAGGAAACGATGTTTAACTTGGGGCCAGCAGCTGTCGTCTGTCTTGATGTGGTTGGCGCAGTCCACGATCAAGGCGCGAACATATTCCCGCGTATCCGGGTCGGTTTTCTCTAGATCGACCCCTGTGATGGCCCTCCGGTATGTGATCATAGATGAAATCAGCGACTCCAGCATGGCTTTCATTGCCAGCCCTTCGTCGTCCGCTTCCTTTCCCAGTTCCTTCTTTTTGTTCTTGACCTTTTTCACCATACCCTCGGATTCAGCCACTGCCACCTCGACATCTTTATTGTGACGAGCGGCCCTTTCCTCCTCATCCTCGATTTGCTTGATGAATTTGGCTTCCTCGGCCTCAATCAATCGTTTTCGGTCCAGCACCGATGCCGCTTCGGCCTGTTCTGGGGTCAGTGTCGGTTTTTTGGTCACAGTTCTCCTCCTTCACTATCTGTAAGCTTGGCTGCCGGGTCGACCATAACCCCACCGCTAAAGGTTACGCCCGCTCCCCCTTGACGAAAGTTGCTAGTATCTCGGTACGGTCGGGGGGCGGCAAGCTTCTTTCCTTCCAGAAATTCGACGATTGTTGTGCCGATTTCTACAGTCGCGTCGGCCCTCAGGGTCTGCCCATCGCCCGTCTCCGGGTTGAGAATCAGGATTTCTTTGCTTGACTTCCGTATTACGTGCAACGTGTTTGCTGGTTCCATTTTACTCTCCGATAATCATCGAGGGTCGCGGGGGCGATCCGGACCCTCTATTCTACCACGCCTCGCGGGACGGGTCAAGAGAAACAGTTAGCAATCAGCTATGGTGCCCTTAGGTTTGTGGGCGGCGCACATGGCAAGCAGCGGCGCTTTCCATTGCTTCCAGAATTCAAGAGCGCCTGAGTCCATATCCGAAATCTCGTCGTCCCTAAAATTGGCCCACGCGTCATGCGTGAAACTCCTGCAGCCAAGACGCATGAAGCCGTCAGAAATCAGGCACCAATATCGCAGGCCAACAACGGACAGCGGACTTTTTGAAATTTTTTCACCGTCCAGATTGGCCCCGCGCAGATTGGCCCCGCGCAGATTGGCCCCGTCCAGATTGGCCTCGCGCAGATTGGCCCCGTCCAGATTGGCCCCGTCCAGATTGGCCTCGCGCAGATTGGCCTCGCGCAGATTGGCCCCGTCCAGATTGGCCCCGTCCAGATTGGCCTCGCGCAGATTGGCCCCGT